ATGAATAAAGGTGAAATGTTAATTGAAAGTATCATAACTTTATATTATTTGTCTGTAATTTTATTTCCACTTAGTTCATCAATTCAATTTATTATTAAAAATAACAATAAGCTAAATGAAAGATATTATAATAAAATTAATAGTTTAAATATGATAGAAGACATTAAAAATTTTAATTATGATAAAATTGAAAAATTTAATAATAAGACTATCAATGGAAATATTAACGAACAAATCTCAATATTTAATTTAGATAATAATGATTATTATCTTAAAGTTAGTGAAAATTATAATATATTAATAACGAAAACAGATTATTTTTATAATGATAAGAAATATATATTTTATATAAAGGTAAACCAATATGAAGATTATTATATCCCAAAATAAAGGGTATTTATTACTTGAAAGTATAATAACTACTATATTTATAATTACTTTTATTTCTATGTTTAAACTATTACTAATAAATGCAAATAATACAAAAAAATATATAAATAATGATGAAAAAATTATTGAATATATTAAGATATTAGATAATTTAGTATATAAAGTTAAAAGTAGTGAAAATATAATAGTTAAGAATAATTGAAAATGGAATATAACTATTATTTTTATTGGTTTTTCTGATGGGCTGACAAAGAAATGACAAGCCCTATAATTGTTTTATATATTCATCAAGATATTTTTTGTTTTCCTCATTCGTGTGAGTGTATATACTTAAAGTTATGTTAGAATTTGCATGTCCCAAGCGATCCGCTACCGCTGATATAGGCATACCACTGTTAATTAGTATTGTAGCATGAGAGTGCCTTAAGTCATGTAATCTCATTGGAGGAACATTATAAAGTTCACAATATTTTTTTAAATATATTAATAAATTTTGAAAGGAAATAGTATTAAATATATAGTCATTATCTTTCATATTATGATATTTCTTAAAATCTTCAATTTCAAAATAAAGTTTTTGTGGTATTGATATAGTTCTGTTTGATTTTTTTGTTTTTGTCGGTCCAATTTTTTTTGATTGAGATAAAGATTTGTAGATTGATACGCTCAAATTATTGATGTCTTTAGATTGTAATGCAAGAACCTCACCTATTCTTAAACCGCCGTAAAACATTAGTTTAAATGCAAGTACTACTTGTTTATTTTTGCATGTTAAAAAGCTGATGAATTTATTAAATTGTTCATCAGTCCAAACATTAAAACTTTTTTTGTCTATTGGTAAATATTGGAATCTATCGATAGAATTATTGTATGATATTCCGTAATTATCATATGCAAAATTTAAAATTGTTTTAAGCATTTTAATAGCATTATTAAGTTTTAAGTTTTTCAATTCATTATTAGTTATGCATTTTGTAATATCTTTAAGGCTGTATTCTTGGATTTTTTTATCACCAAAATATTTTATTATATCTTTTATTTTTGGCAAATAATTTATATAGGTTGTATTTGTCACGTATCTTTTTTTATATTCTAAAAACTTATTAGCTATATCAGAAAATAAAATATCAGATGTCATTTTGTTGCTAGCTATATATTTAGCTTCCCATTCTTTTGCTTCTCTTTTTGTATCAAATCCTCTTTTTGTAGATTGTTTCGTTAATCCTGATACATCTTTTTTTGAGTAAACGACACGCCATTTATCTTTGTCTTTATATACGGGCATTTTTACACGACCTTTCTATAATTAGTAATTATTGGAATTTATTTTTGTAATAGTTTTTTGCTCCGTAAACAGCTACCTCATACTGCTTTTTAGTAAAATTATTAGCGTTTTCAATTTGTATATTATCAATTTGTGAATGTGGGTAATTTTCATATAATTTACCTATTGATAAATTGAAAAACCTAGTTGTAGTTGCAGAAATTCCTTGAAAATCTAAAACTACGATCTCATTGGTTTGTAAACATTCAATAATTTTTTCAAATAAAATATTGGCTTTCCTTTCTTTAATTGCGAATTTAGTGTTGATAAGGTACTTAACAATTATCTTCATAAATTACTCCTTTAAACCTCTATAAAAAATATGGTCAGAGCAACGTATGCATTCTGACCTAGTCTTATTAATAAATAATACCAGTCATCATGCTAATTGTCAAGTTCTACAAAAGTTCTACAAGAGTTCTACTGATTGCCATAAAAATTATATGTAAATAATGAAGATAATACATTATTTATTACTTTCTGGATATAATCATTTGTATAATTGTATTTAACTTGGCAATCTAGAAATAAGGTTGCAAACAAGTTAGCCTGGAACTCTGTCCTCTCATGCATGCAACCTTTTAAGAAGTATCTACAATCCTTATCATGTAATATTATGTGTCCTATTTCGTGCAAAAGTACAAATTCTTGATTGTGAGCAGGGATATTTTTATTTATATAAATGTAATTAATATCTTTAATTCTATGATTATAACCTAAGATATTATCAAAGTCTAAGTACATAATTTCGCAATTGTACTTATCCAGCAATTGATTTATATCATTGTTGCATTCTTTTTTTAGTTGATAAGTAAGGTTAATAATATCTTTAACTTGCATACTACCTCACCTATTTTATTATACCTAAGGATTTTAAGTACGAAATGGTTATCGCTCTTATTAATTCTTTTTTTTCTCTTCCTGTAACATTAATTCCTGAAGCCATTAAAAGCCCTGTGTGCTGTCTAATCATTATGTTTAATTCTAGCTCTTGTTCAGAGTTCAACATTGATGTATCTACATAATAATGGTCTATATTGTCATTTTTAGCTGTTTGAAAAATATCTGTATTATCTACTTTATCTTCTAATAGGTCTGATAGTGATACATTTAAGGCTTTGGCTATTTCACGTATTTTATCAATAGGCATATCATTAATACCTTTTTCGATTTTAGAAATGGTACTTCTATCAGAATAACCGACTTTTTCAGCTAATTGGATTTGAGTTATACCTTTTGATTTTCTTATTCTTTTAATATTATTAACTAATTTTACAGAAGAATTTTTTGTTAAAGAAGAAATTTCAACATTTGGAGTTTGGTCTTGGTATTCTTTTGGAGTTTCTGACCAACCGATTAATTGTTGTGGAGTAGTTTTTAATATTTTTGCTAGTTGTTTTATTTTATCAAGTGGTATATCTCTTTCTCCTTTTTCAATTTTAGTTATTGTGCTTCGTGATGTATAATTCATTAAGTCAGCTAATTTTTGTTGTGAGTATCCTAATTGTAACCTGTAATATTTAACTTTTTCTCCAAATTCTTTTAGCGACATTTCCATAGTAATTCTCCTTTTCTTTAGATTTACTATATTATACTAAACAAATTAAAAAAATACAAAAAAAAATCATTTTTTTTACATTTTTATGTTGACATATTGCCAACAATGTGATATTATATATTTATCAAAGGAGGTGAAACAATTGAGTAAGAAAAAAGATAAAGCTAAAAAAAGCTAAATAAAAAAGAACTCCTTGAAACACTTCAAATAATAAAGGAGTTCCTAATAATAATAACGCTTATTATAGCTTTATACACAGCGTAGGGTTAAAACCCTACCTGTATCTTACACTATATTTATAAATATTTCAAGGTAGGAGGGAATTCATATGATAATAAAAATGTTATTAGTAGCAATTTTAACAATATCATTAATAGAAATATATTTAATATCTAAAAAATAGAAAGGAATAAAATGCAATATCAAAAATTAAAAGATAAAATTAGTCAGAAAGGCTTAAAACATAATTTTCTTGCTGGTATTCTAGGTATTAGTAATAATACATTTAGTAGAAAAATTCAAGGCAAATCACAATTTTCATTGAAAGAATTAAAATTATTATCTAATGAATTGAATTTGTCAACGAAAGAAAAAGAAGAATTTTTTTTATAGTTTATGTTGGCTTTAAGCCAACTAAGGGAGAAAAATGGGACTGATAAAAATAGAAAATAAAGATAAGATAACAAGCTTAGAACTTGTTAAACAAATAAACTTTTTTAGAAGAAGGGAAAGTTAGTTTATGAAATTATTTAGTTTGAGAATTTCTAACAAACAAGAAAAAGTATTAGAACAAATAAGCAAAAAAAGTGGAGTTCCTAAAAACTCCATAGTAATGTTAGCACTATTTATATATATTCAAAAGAACTTATAAATTCTCTTAATAAAGAATTAATGTATAAATTTTTAGATGTTGTTAATTCATTTATTTTATTATCAATAATTTTATTAAGTCTAATTGGTAGCCTTATACCCGTTCTAATAAATTCATCTTGAGAATAATAATAATCAAAATTATTATGCTTATCAACCATTGTAAATAAAGCAAATAAAATTAAGTTAGATTTAGAAATACTTGTATCTTGTGAAATTTTATCAAGAGCATCATTAATATTTTTATTAAGTCTTAAAGTAAAAAAGTGCATAAAACCCTCCTAAGAAACGTTTGACAACAAAATTATATCATATTGACCAAAAAAAATCTTGACAACAATATGTTGTGCATGATATAAAATGACAACGATATGTTGCAATAAAGGAGAAGGCGATGGAAAAATATAAAAGATATACATTAAGATTATCGGAAGAAATGGATAGTAAGTTAAAGAAATTGGCAAGTCAAAAATATTTGACTAAGAATGCTTTAGTAAGAATAGCAATAGATGAATTTTTAAAAATTAATAATTTAAATGAAAAAGGAGATGAATAAATGAATTTAGAATTAATAAAAATAGAAAATGTAAATGGAATTAATGTAGTTAGTTCAAGAATTATTGCTGAACAATTAAATAAAGAACACAGTAAAGTTATTAGAAGTTTAGAACAAATTTTAACCGAGCCAAATGTGGCTTCGTTAATTTTACCTAGTAATTACTTAGATAAAAAAGGAGAAACTAGAAAAGAATATCTATTAACAAAAGATGGTTTTACTTTGTATATGTTTAACATTCAAGGATACAACGACTTCAAAATGGCATATATAAATGAATTTAATAGAATGGAAAAAGCATTACACAACCAAGTACCAACGAACTTCAAAGAGGCATTATTGTTAGCAGTAAAACAACAAGAAGAAATTGAAAAACTGGAACAAAAAATAGAGGACGATAAGGCGAGAGTGTCATTTGCTGAAACTATTGAAAAGTCAAGCGAATGTATCTTAGTTAGAGAATTTGCAAAAGTACTAGCAAACGATGATATTCACATTGGAGAAAAGAAGATATATCAAAAGTTAAGGGAATGGGGTTACATCTTACTGAATAGTACAGAACCTACACAAAGAGCAGTGGAGCAAGGGTTATTTAAAATAAACGAGAGAATATTTAAATCAGTAAAAGGAGATATATTGAGTAAGACAACGCTTATAACAGGAAAGGGACAGATGTTCCTATTAGAAAAATTCAAGAAATTATCACAAGTGAAGAACTAACAAAAAAGAGGCAAGAAATAGATAAAAAGGGAACGATAATGAAATGAAAAATGACTATAAAGAATACTATAAAAATGTATTTATATCCCGTAAAGAAATTAAAGAAATAATGAATATCCAGTTTGAACCAAAAATAACAAAAATAATGGATATTTGCAGAGAAGAAGCTAAAAAGAATAATAGAATAGAGCCAAGAAAAGGATATGTTTACAGGGAATATTTTAACAAATTGATTGGATTAAATTAGGGGAAATAAAAATGAAAAGAATAATTGATATTACAAAAAGAACATTATTTTTATCGGCAACATTGCTTTCAATAACATCATTTATGCAAATGCTTTATTTAGCTATATTTGAAAATTACGGCGGGGATTTCAATAGGTTTTCATTAATTGGAATTATAAGTAGTGGCTTAGCATTGTTGCTAATATTGATAGATACAAATACAAAATTTATATCACATGTAAAAAATCTTAGTGAAAATGACAACAAAAAAGAAACTTAATAAATCAGTTTCCAATGAAAATACAACGATAGGATTATAACATGAAAAAAATAGAAAATCAATAAAAAGGAAAATGAAAAAATGTTTAGTCAGTATGCAACAAGCGAAAATTGGGAAAATAAGAGTGAATGGCATAATTTAAGAGGAAAAGGCATTGGTGGTAGTGATTGCTCAATAATACTTATGGATAATCCGTATAAGAGTAAAACGCAGCTTTGGAGAGAGAAAAAAGGGTTAGTAAAACCAGAGGATGTATCGAATAAACCTGCTGTTATAAAAGGTACATTAATGGAAGACCACTTAAGAAGTTTATTTAGTCTTGAACATCCAGAATATGAAATAATTTATGATAACAAAACATACTTTAGTATTAAATATCCTTTCATGCTGGCAAACCTTGACGGTGTTATAAAAGTTAAAGCAACTGGAGAACTTATCGGACTTGAAATAAAAACGGCAAATGTAAGAAGTGTTAAGGAATGGGACGAAATACCACTTCATTATTATGAACAAATTCAGCACTACATGGCTGTTACAGGATTAAAGAAATTTATTCTGTATGCATACATAAAAACACCTTACCAAGTTTATCTAAAGGAATATTTAATATCGGCAGACGAGGCAGACCAGGAATACATAATAATAAAGGAAACTGAATTTGTGGAAAGTCTGAAAAGTGACATAGAGCCTACCAATCAAGTAAAAATTAAATTTTAAAAGGAGAAGAATAAAATGGAAATGGAAAATCAATATCTAATAATTGAGACATCAATACAAGCACTACCTGAAATTGAATACAATGAACAAGAAATAAAAGAGTTCATTGATTATGTAATGACAAAGACAGACAAATTAGTCGTAACAAGAGATAATGAAAGAGAAATGGCTGATTTAGGCTCACAAGTTAAATATGTGATTGATAAATTGAAAACTGAAAGATTAGATAAAGAAAAAAAAGTAAAAAAACCTATTGAAGAATTTATAAACAATTTCAAAAATTGGGAAAAACAACTAGATCTAAGATACAGAGAAATTAGAGACCAAATTGATTATTTTAGTCAAGAAGATTTAAAGGCACAATTAGAAGAAATGAGAAAAGCACAAATAGAAATGTTTGATTTTATGAATGTTCCCAAAGAAATTAGGGATTATGTAAAATTACCAGAACAAAAAAAAGAATTAGCTAGAAAATCATACACAATAGATAAAGCAAAAAAACAAATTGAAATATTAATTCAAAAAGCTATCGATGATTATGAGGTAATAAAAACATTAGTTGAAGCAACAAATACAGCGAATGAGATAACGTTAAGAGCAGATTTATACGCTAAATATATTGATGACATACAAGAAGCGAAAAAACAAATTGAAGAAGATAAAAATAAAATAATATCTGTAAAAGAGGAGATAAAAAAACAAGAAGAAGCTAAAGCTGAAGCAAAAATTCAAAAAGAAATAGAAAAAAATTTACAAATAGAAAAAGAAAAAATAAGAGAAGAGTTATTTGAAAAAAAAGAAGTAGAGCAACCTAAAAATGATGAATTAAAGTTAATAATCACTTTTAATAAGAGTAATAAAGAAGAGATTATAAAAGCTAAAATGCTTAAGGACTTTTTAACAACAAATGAAATTAAATATGAAATTATTAAATAAAAAAAGGAGAATGAAAAATGGGAAGAATTACAGAAGAAACAAAAAATAAAGAAAGCTTAATTGTTTATAAAAGCTTTACAGGAGAAGAAATAAAATTAAGTAAGTCAATAGTTGAAACTCATTTGTTAAATGGACAAACTGTAACACAATCAGAAATGAGTTATTTCCTAGCTTTATGTAAAGCTAGGGGGCTTAATCCATTCACAAAAGAAGTTTATTTAATTAAATATGGAAGCCAGCCAGCACAAATAGTAGTAAGCAAAGACTTTCTTGAGAAAAGAGCGATAAAAAATAAATTTTATGAGGGTAAAAAATTTGGTATAACAGTCATTAATGCTAAAAAAGAAATAGAAAGAAGAAATGGATCTATATACGATAAAGATACAGAGAAATTATTAGGGGCATGGTGTGAGGTATATAGGAGTGACTGGAAGTATCCTGCAATTTCAGAGGTTAATCTATCTGAGTATATACAAACTAAAAAAGATGGAGAAGCGAATACAATGTGGGCTAATAAGCCAGTAACAATGATTACTAAGGTTGCTAAAGCACAAGCATTAAGAGAAGCTTTTATTGAAGAATTATCTGGTTTATATGAAAGTGAAGAAGTTGGAGTTGATTTAAACAAGATACAAGAACCTGAAATAATTGAAGAAGTAAAAGTTGTTCAGGATGAACCAGTACAAGAAACTGAAGATGTAAATATAGATGATATTTTTTAATTAAAATCAAAAAGCAATGCCAAGTAGGCTTATGATGAAAATTTAAAAATATGGGCAAATTAAAACGCTTTACATTTTATTTTAAAATGAAAGTTAAGAGGTAATTTTATGACGAAATTAGGCAAAATTGTTTTTGGATTATTATTCCTGATAATCAATTTTGGAATAATAGGTTATCAACAAATAAAAATACAACAGGTTGAAAGCAAATACACAAAATTATTACAGCAAGAAAAAGACTTGAAAGAACTTATAAAACAATACGAGGAATTTATAATAGAACAAGCGACAAATATTGAAAGCGAGGAAAAATGAATAACGTTCAATTGCTAGGTAGATTAACAAAAACACCAGAGTTAAAACAAACTCAATCAGGAGTAGAATATACTAATTTTACACTTGCAGTGAATAGACCAAAAATAGATAAAGATAAGGATCCGGAAACAGATTTTATTAGTTGTGTAGCATTCAAAAAAACAGCTGAAATAATATGCAATTATTTTGATAAAGGTCAAAGAATATTAGTTGATGGTTCTATACATGTTAGTAGCTATAAAGACAAAGAAGATAAAACAATTTATCAAACAAAAGTTGTAGTTAATAAAATTTATTTTGTAGAAAGTCAAAAGTCAAATGCTAAAGAAGATTCTAAAACTGTTGCAACGAGCAATACAACATATCAATATGAATATACAGACGATGATGAATTTCCATTCTAAAAACAAGAAAGGGCTAGGAAGTTGATAAAACAAAATAATATCTTCTATCAGCTTCCTAAAGAAGCTTTTAGAAAGGTAATGGATAATAATTTAAGCTTTAATGCACTTAAAATATATATACTCATGTATGACAGAGCTAAATATAGTAAATTAAAAGACGAAATGGGAACATATATCATTTATTCTTATAGTGAAATTAAAAAAGATTTGAATTTCAAGTGTGATAATCAAATTTTAAATAGTTTATTAGAGTTAGAAAAATGTGAACTAATTAGAAGAAAATTAAAAAATAGAAAAGCAACACACTATTATATAACTACTATATAAAAATATAGTAGCTACTATATAAATGTATAGTTAAACTACTATACAAATATATAGTTGAACTACTATATAAATGTATAGTGTAATAATAATATTTAATAATAATATATTAATAAGAATAATTTAATAATAATAGTAATACATAGTATATAGTAAATATAAATATAAAGTTTAATAAGTTTTTTTAAAGACTATATACTAGTAAATACTATATATAAAAACTATATAAAGACTAAGTATATATAAATATATGTGAGTAAAAAAATAAAAAATCAGAAAACTCATATTTGAGTTTTAAGCCACTTTAAAAACAAAAAAGGATAAATGATAAGGCTGATATATTAAAAACGATTTTTAGATATAAAATTTTAAGCGTACGAGCGTTTAAACGAAAAATCAAAAACGAAATTTTAAGAAAGGATACGAAAAATAAAAAATGTTAAGCGATGAAGTTTTCAAACAAGTGTTTGACATGATTGAAAAAGTTATAGGTAGCAAGTATACGCAAGAAGAAAGACAGATATACAAGATGTTGCTAAATGACCTAACAGATGAAGAACTAAAAGAATACACTTATACAATGCTTAAAGATTATAGTTATACATGGTTACCTAAACCTGCAAATATATATAAATACAAAATCGAAAAAGATAAGGCAAAAAAAGAACTAGAAAAACAGGTATTAGAAAAAATAACTACTGAAAAATATGTAAAAATACGAAATCAAATAGAACAAATGGCTAAAAATGTCACTACAAACAAATATATATGTGATGAGCCTTTGACACATAAAATAGTGGATATATTAGGAGGTATTCACAAGCTAGGAATGTATAACATAACAACATTTGATATATTAATGAACACAACATTAAAAGATCTAGTTAAGCAGGCTGTAACTCAAAAAATAGAAAATATGCCATTAACTTTAGGTAGTAGAGAAAAGAATGCAACATTAGTAATTGTAGGCAATGAAGATGATGCTAAAAGATGGTTAAATGCATATGGACATAAAAAAAATATACTAGAAAATGGAATATATATAACAGATGTTAAAAAGTTATTGGATATATTAGAAACTAGTATACAAGCAATATCTAATAATAAAGGATACAAGTTTATAGGAGTTTAGTATGGAATTTAAAGTGCAAACTAATGATATTTTTATAGGAGGTAATATACCAAGTAGTAAAAATAGTAAAAATATAATTACACTATAGTAAAATTAAAAAATTCAGAAGGAAAAATGATATCTATAAATATAGACGAGATAATGTACATAGAAACTAACTTTTACTTAAAAACTAAGAAATTAGAAAAGATTACCATAACTTATAACAACTGGAGAAGAGATATTTTTATGTATATGATGAACGACAGCATGAATGAACATAAAGTGTTAGAAAAGGCTTTAAAGAAAATATGGAATTTAACTAAAAATTAAAAGGAGAAAATAAAATAAATGGATATAGAAGATATATTAACTGAAGAAGAAGTATCAAGGTATGTTGATGATTGGATAGACAAATATAAAAGAACAAGAGAAAAAACATATGAAGAAGAGTTGCGAGAAAAAGAGCAAGAATGGGACAGAAGAGATGGTATTCACCGTTTCTACTAGAAAATTAGCGATAAAAAGGAAATTTTATATATGGAAAAAGAAAATAAAATAAAAATTGAATTATACAATGATCATTTTCAAAACTTCAAAAGATACAATATACCAAAAGCACAATTAGTTATAGCTGATATTCCATATAATCTTGGGAATAATGCATATGCAAGTAATCCTGAATGGTATATTGATGGAGATAACAAGAATGGTGAAAGTAAAAAGGCAAATTCTCAATTCTTTGATACAGATAAAGATTTTAGGATTAGTGAATATTTCCATTTTTGTAATAAACTGTTAAAAAAAGAACCAAAAGAAGTAAATTCAGCACCATGCATGATTGTATTTTGTGCGTTTCAACAATTGCAGCTTGTAATTGAATATGCTAAGAAATATGGATTTAATAAGTACATTCCACTTATTTTTATAAAAAAGCAGAGTTCTCAAGTCCTTAAAGCAAATATGAAAGTTGTAGGAGCTTGTGAATACGCATTAGTTCTATATCGTGATAAATTACCAAAGTTTAGAAATGATGGAAAAATGATAAAAAATTGGTTTGAATGGAAACCTGATAACAGAAACGAAATACCTAAAATTCATCCAACTCAAAAACCAATTGAAACAATCAAAGAACTTATCAACATATTTACTGATAAAGGAGATATTGTGATTGATCCAGTTGCAGGAAGCGGAAGTACATTAAGAGCTTGTAAGGAATTAGGTAGAAGTTGTTATGGATTTGAGATAAAAAAAGAAACTGTAGCATTAGCAAAAATTGAAATGTTAGACATTGAAGATTATAAAAATGAAAAACATTTACCGAAAGAGCATAAACATAAGCTAAAACAGCTGAAAATTTTTTGATAAAGGAGTTTAAAATGAAAGAAAATGTATTAGAAGTGAAGATCGTAAAAATGAATGATGAATATAGTTGTATGACAATAACAAGACAAGATGATAGTGTAATAAAAAGAGGAAAGTTTAAATTTACAGCTAGTAATGATGTTGAAATAAGTTCTATTTCTGTGCCTCAACATTTGTATTTAAATCGCGACAATATTTTATATATCAGGGGTCTTGAGAGAAAAGAAGATTATAAGTGTTTAATAATTCCAAACCAAGACATACCACTAATAACAGAGGCAATAAAAGAACTAAACGAGAAATATGGCAAACCAAAACGTTGGAGAGCAAAGGAAGGAAAAAATTATTGTTATATCACAGATATGTTTAAGATCTTTAGTACGACAGAAGTTGAAGGTCCTACCAATAATAAGCATTATGAAAACGGTAATTACTTCTCAAGCAAAGAACAAGCAGAAGAGTGCAAAAAGAGAATAAAAAAAGTTATTGATGATTATCATCAAGAGATAGGGGAGTAGTATGAGATATGATTACAAAGATGTAAAATTATTAAAACCGATATATGTATACAAAGTAGATGGAGAACCGCTATGTTTGCTTAATAATAAAATCAAGGAAACCTATAAATATAAGTTGCTGCATACTTTAAACTATTTATCTGACGTTAACGGTTTATTGCTTTTGGAAAATGACCCTGAAACATTATTTCATGAATTACTTAAATATATAAATTTTGAGAAAACATCATCTAATTTAAGAAGCTTTAAACGTTTCAAAAAAATTTATAATGATTTTTTTACAGAACAAAGAGTTATATATAATTTTAACTTATACAAGGATTTTAAGTCAAAGTAGGGGGGTAAAATGAAAATAAATAATATTAATGAATTACAGAATTTGAAAAATAAACTCCTTCTCTATAAGGCGAAAATATTTTATAAAGTGTTGTATACATATATAATATGTGGGCGAGATAATGATTTATATTATGTTCCTATTCAAGTAATGCCTGATTTACATATCAGAAACTATATTTTTACAAAAGAAGAACTTAATTTATTTTTTGAAGATATTGAAATTTTTAAAGGAGAATAGAATGAAACAAATAAAATCATATGACGTTGCTAAAATACAACGTTTATCTATCGAAATATTTGAAGAAGAAGATAATTATTATCCTGATTATAGAATTATTACAAACAAATGGAGAGCAATTGATAGGATTTTACATAAAATGTCCGATGATGAAGATGAAAGAAGAAAAGTTTATAATTCCATAACAGACCACAATTTCAACTCATCAGACTACACATACAAGCCTATATGTGATGACTTAAAAAGTTTAGGCTATGAAATAATATAAAAAGGAGCTTAATATGAGTTATAGAACATATTTAAATTTTGAAACAAAAGACAGGAATTTTCAATACCAAATTTTTGGCAACAACGATTATTTTAAGGAAGTAATGGAATATGTTACTGGTGGAAATAAAGAAAAATATAAAGAATTAGAAGAAAATGACTTTTATATAGAAAATTTTGAAATAAAAGATTTCTTTGATTTTTGTTATAAAGTTTTAATTCCAGTAGCAAAGAAAAAAATAAAAGAAAACAATAAATTTTACCAAATATGCTCGGAATATTATTTCATGAACTTAGGGCAATCCTACCCAGAAATAGGAAAAAATGAAAGTGTAACTAGATACTTACAAAAGGCACACTCTATGTTTTGGTTAAAAATAAATCATAATTATATCCTTGAGTTCTATAATTTGATTGAGTTCATGCGAAAAAACAAAATTATCTCATCAATAAATTTTGAATTAAAATCTAATATGAAAATAAGCTTAAGTGCTTATTAGTAAGGAGTTAACTAATGACTGTAAAAGAATTAATGGAAAAACTAAAAAAATACGATGAAAATTTAGATGTTGATTGTTTAATTTAATAGAGGAGGATTTATGAATAAAATTGATGAATTTGAGAAGTTTTTGAAAAGCTTAGGATTTAAAAGGAGAAAAATAGATGATGAATATGCTATGTATATTGATTTAAATAGAGGGAGTTTAATGAAAGGTTATGATAGATTTTATCATGGTGTAAGAATATACCTAGATGAACCAGAAGTTATATATATTGACTGTGCAAAAACTAGGGGAGTACAAACTATTAAAGAAGAAGACTTTTTAATAAATCATAACGGATTATCAACAAATGCAGTAGAACATTACAAGCAAATATTAGAAAAAATTGATGAATTTAGGAAAGAATATTAATGAGAAAGATTAAACTATTAGTTAAATTTAAATTTATTGGGTATAAGATAATTACTATTAAACAAGATCATATTTTATTTAAAGATAAAAATAATAATATAGTATGTTTAATGTACTCTAGTATCCAAGAGTTAGAAAATTCTATAAAACACATATTATTTAATGAAAGAATGAGAGAGATAAATGAGTAGAGAAGAATTTAAAGAGATGTTTCAGCAAGAATTTGAGCGTTTGTATAACCAAAAAAAACAAGAAGAAGGCAAATTTAATTTCAAAGACACAGAAACGCTTATAAGTGCATATCCAGGTTTTTTAGCTCAAATAGAGAATTACAAAATAAAAATAGAAGAATTAAAATCAGATAATGCTGTAATCATTAAAAATGCTGCTAATGATGTAAATGTTCAAACAAGTTTTCAATATAAAAGCGAAATTGAGAAAAAAGAAGAAATGATAGCTAATTATGAAGCAAGAATAAAAAGGCTTCAAAGTATAACAAATCAAATAAATAACGCATTAAACAGTGTATCAAATGATAAATATTACTCAATAATAGAATTAAAATATATGAATAGACTCACCAATTATGAAATAGCAACAAAGTTAGAAATAGAAGAAAGTACAGTAAGAAGACACAAAAACAAATTAATTTCTAAAATAAAATATATTTTATTTGCATAAAAAAATAAAATTGCCCGTTTTTTGCCTGATTTTTGCACGCTTTTTGCACTTTTAAACAATTTGCAAATATGTTATAGTATAAAGTGTAGAAATGTAAATTAGTTTTCATATTTTCTTTTCACTAAGGAAGAGTTGCTCTCTTCCTTTTTTTGTAATCTATTAAAAGAAAGAAGGTGAGGCACTTGGCTAAATCTAAGTGGGAAACACATGTTAAAGATAAATTGTTATTGGTTGAGGCTTGGGCAAGGAACGGACTCACTGATAAACAGATAGCAGATAATTTAGGTATAAGTAAGGATACTTTCTATCAATATAAAGCTAAATACGCTGAATTTTCAGACACCTTAAAAAGAGGAAAAGAGGTTGTTGACATTCAAGTTGAGAATGCTTTATTAAAAAGAGCATTAGGATATACTTTTGAAGAAGTAACAAAAGAAATTAGACTTAATCCAAAAACAGGTAAACCTGAATTAATGATAACTAAAACAGTAACAAAAGAAGTACAACCAGACACGACAGCTCAAATATTTTGGTTAAAGAATAGAAAACCCGCTGAATGGAGAGATAAAAAAGCAATTGAACATAGTGGAGAATTAAATACAAATCCATTCAAGGATTTGAGTACAGAAGAATTAAGAAAAATAATAGATAAAGACATAAATACGCAGTAACAAGCGTATTTTTTTATTTTAAAAGGAGGTGGTATGTTGGTATTTGATATGGAATTTATAAAATTAGAAGCAAGAAAAGAGCTAGCTAGACGTGATTTTTGGGAATATTGTAAATTCTTTTCACCTAAATTTTACAAGGAAAACAGGCTGTTCTTAAAAGATTTGTGTTATAGACTACAGTCATTTATTGTGCAAGAAGACAAAAAAATATTAATTATTAACATGCCACCTAGATTTGGAAAATCAAGGACAGCTACTAATTTTGTTCAGTGGCTATTAGGTATTGATAATACATATACAGTTATGACAGGATCATACAACGAAACATTATCTACACAATTTGCAAAACAGGTGAGAGATTTTATTGATACAGAGAAAACGAAGGGTTTTACAGTTTATAATGACATATTTTCTGATACAGTAATTAAATATGGTGAAGCAAGTATGCATAAATGGGCTTTACAAGGTAGCACAATACCTAATTACCTTGCAACATCACCTACAGGTACAGCAACTGGATTTGGTGCTAAGCTTATTATAATTGATGATTTAATTAAAAATGCAGAAGAAGCATTTAATGAAAATATATTACAAAAACATATAGATTGGTTCAATAATACGATGTTATCTAGACTTGAAGAAGGCGGGAAAATAATAATTATTATGACCAGATGGGCAACAAATGATTTAGCAGGGTATGTATTAAGAAAGTTTGATGATGTTGAGCATATAAAATATAAAGCTGTTAATGATGATGGTAGTATGTTATGTAGCGAAATATTAAGTAAAAAATCATTTGATTTTAAAATTAAGACAATGGATAAAGCTATAGTTTATGCTAACTATCAACAAGAGCCTATAGATATACAAGGTAGGCTATATAATAATTTAAAAACATATAATAACATACCAAGCGAAAAAATAGTTGCTATTAAAAGTTATTGTGATACAGCGGATACTGGAGCTGATTATCTATGTAATATTATATACGCAGATTGTAGAGATAGTGCATATATCTTAGATATAATCTACACAAAAGAACCTATGGAAGTAACAGAACCTTTGATTGCTAAAGCGTTATTAGTATATGAAGTAAATGTTGCTGATATTGAAAGTAACAATGGAGGTCGTGCATTTGCTAGAAATGTTGAAAGAGTAACAAAAGAGCAAGGAAATTATAAGACAATAATTAATTGGTTTTACCAATCAGACAATAAAAAAGCAAGAATATTAGCTAATTCTGCTTGGGTGCAAAACAATATATACTTTCCTGTTGAATGGGAGAATAAATATCCTGAATTTTATCAGGCTATCACAACATATCAAAAAGAAGGTAAAAATGCACATGATGACGCTCCAGACGCACTTACAGGAGTAGCGGAGAAAACACTTAAAAAGACTAAAGGATTAGATACAGAGCGTAAAATAATATCAGTATAATTAAAAAGGAGGTATAAGATGTCAAAAAAAGCAATGGATAAAATAAAATTAAAAGAATATGTCATATCAAAATTATTTGATACTGTAAGTATAATTAATAACATGAGTTACGAATTAACTGATGAATTACTTTGTGAAATGTTAAAGTATCCAACAATAATATCTTCTATAAATACACTTGTTAGAGGAATTGCAAGTCGTGAATTAGTTGTAAAAACTGAAGATAACAGCGAAAATGATAGTAAGATATTAGATATACAAAAAAGAATTAATAATATAAAAAATAAGACGAAACTTGTTGAAACTTTAGCAACTGCTTGTTTTAATAAAATGGCATTGCACGAGATACTATATAATGATGATTTTAGTATAAAAGAACTAGTGCATATTCCTAATAAATTTGTAAAGTACAATTCTACAAAAAATGAATATGAAATTAAAATAGGACAAGTAGGACAAGAAGAAATTGATATTAACGATGGTTACAAGTGGTTATTATCTATTTATGGGAATGAAAAAATACATAAAAAAGGATACAGTGTACTTGAAAAAGTAGTAGCTCCATATATTGAAATAAAAAATATCAAAAGCAAAATGAATAGTATTATTAATAAATACGGAGAAACAATTACAATATTTGCATATGGAGTAGAGCAAAGCGAAGATAAAGTAAGAGAAACAGCAGAAGATTTAAAAAGAGCAAACGGAAAAAATGTTATTGCAATGCCGATGAGCGACAGTTCGCTTAAAGATAATCTATACACTATTAAATTAAACGATATCGGTACCGAAATTCATGAAAGATTAATAGCACATTATGAGAAGCAAATAACTCAAATATTATTAGGTTCTACTTTAAGCATTGATAATAGTGGAAGCTCAAGTAGCTATGCATTAGGAGAAATACATCAAGAAGAAAAAGAAAAAGTTGAAGACAGCATTGCTTTATTCGTGCGTGACCAACTTGACAAGCTAATTGATATAGACGCTTATGTTCATGGATACGATCCTAGATTATATTATATATCAATTGACAGAGAAGAAAAGGAAGAACAAAGATTACAGATTGATAAGCAAAGGCAAGAATTGAGGCAGCAAAAAGCACAAGAATTATTGACTTTATCTCAAGCCGGATATGAAATAAGTCCTGAAGAATTAAAAGAAATAACAGGATTTAAAACTATAACTAAAAAGGAGCAACCCACCTTTAGCATTTAGTAAGAGAGTTGAATTTGCAACTAAGCTAACGGATAGCGAATACAGAGAAAACAAAATACAAGAGTGGATAAAAGAACTTGAAAGTCAATATGTTAGTGATTATACCACCAAACTTACAAAAGAACTGAAAAAAGTAAAAAGTATGGAAGATATAAATAATATAAGCATAGATACATATTTACTTGATAACTTAATAAATTTTAATGTTTTAGGTAGATATCTTGCAAGCATTGAGATGAAAGCAAATATTAAGCGTGAATTTTCAGATGATAATATATTTGATTCACCTTTTGATGAAGCTATAAAAGAAATGAAAAAAAGAAAACCTACTTTATATGAAAACATAAAAGATGTTGAGCAAAAAGAAAAACAAAATTACTTTTGGATAAAGAAAACAACAGATTTAGAAGTTGCTAAAAGAATACACGAGAAATTATTGAAAAACTTAAAGCAAGGAAAGAGTGTAAATGATTTTATAAAGGATGTAAAAGATTTTGAATTACCAAAGAGTTACTTAAAAGGAGTATACAGAACTGTAACAACACAAGCGCAGCAAAGAGGACATTTAGAACAGCAGTTAAAAGCTGTTGATTTAGGTTTTGAATATGGAATGTTTGATGGTATAGATGATGATAGACAAACTCATATATGTAATTCTTTAAATGGTAAAGTAATGAAAATAAAAGACTTTGTTGACAAAGGATTATATCCTCCCTTGCATTATCAATGTAGAAGTAGTATAATTCAATTAGATAAAGATGATTTAGAATACATGGGACTTAGTGTTAGTGATATACCCGCACAACAAGAACCTTTTAGCGATTTTACTAGTGATTGGGATAAAAAATATAAGGAATTATACAAGAAAAAAGAAAAAGAAACTAAAGCAATTAAAAAGCAAGTTAAAGCTAGTATTGATAAATTGCAAGATAAGGGGTATAATAATAAAAAACACATAGAGTATGTTGTTGCTGATGAGAAAATTGAAGACCAATTAAATATCAATAGCGAAAAGATATGGTATAAAGAATTAACACAGGATGAAAGAACAGCTTTATATGATTATACACAATCAGATTATGCTAAATTTAATAGATATTTAAGAAACGCTTTAGAAGAAGATGATATAATGTATGAAGAAGATTTTGAAGCTATAAAAAATATAAAAAAGGTATTATCAAAATATACTTTAAATCATAACCTAATTTTAAGGCGTGGAATAAACAAAGAAGAGTTTGAATACATTAAAAACTCAGATACATTTAATACATATAAAAGCTGTACTATAAGGCAAGATATTCCACATGGTTTTAGAAAAGGATATGAATTAATAATTAAAGCTAATAATAATACAAAAGGTTTTTATATAGGGCAATTTAGCAAATATGAAAATGAGAAAGAGTTTTTAATTAATAAAGGTGTTAAGTATAAAATAATAAATATTAGTGACAATATATTGGAGGTTGAAATATTATGACAAAAGAAGAATTAGAAATACAAAAAGATTTAAATAATAGATGTCATGTACAAAACTATATAAACGGAACATATATAAGCAATAAATACACAAAAGAAGGAATGGAAGCAAAGAGAAAATACTATGAAAACTGTTATGATATAGTTAAAAATAAGATGACAAAAGTTGAATGGCTTTGTAAAATAGAAAGAGCTTTTGAAAGTGATAAATACATTAATGAATATCCAGATTGTGCTTTTGGTTTTTTAGAATTAACAATATTTAATGCTAAAATTAAGAAGAAATATAGTTCAAGTAAGGAAAATGATGTTGAAATGGAAAGATATAATTGAGGCAACTCCAGATAATAAACATATACTTATAACATTAGAAGACGGTAGATGTCCTCAATTGATGTAGATAGAAAAATAGTTTTTATAGATATGCTATTAGCAAGTTTTGATAGACATCAAGGATATTATAGTAATAAAAATTTTAATGATATGAATTTAGTGATTGATATTTTAAAAAAACCTAACAAAATAAGAGAATTTACTTCTGTTGAAAGTTATTTAGAAGATAAATCAGGATGGGATAAAATAAAAAAAGAACCGGGATATAACTATTAATAAAAGACATTAAACAAACTTATTGAGTTCTGTTAAAGGTATATGATATAATTATTTAAACTTTTTTAGAGGGGGTATTGTTATGAGAGCAAGTGAATTAGCTAAATATTTAATAAATGAATACCATAAAAAAAACAAAATAATAAGCAATTTGGTACTACAAAAAATAATGTACTTAATTCAAAATAAATTATTGAAAGAAAACTTTAATGGTTCTGATGTAATAGAAGATGAATTTGAAGCATGGCAATATGGACCCGTTATAAGACAATTATATATTGAATATGTATCATTTGGAGGTATGGATTTAAGTATATTTATACCAAAAGAAGATATAACAAGATTTGAAAAATCAATAAACGTAGAAGTAAAAAAAATCATCGACAATATTATTGAAAAGTATATAAAGATTTATCCGTGGGATTTAGTTAGATTAACACATATTGCTAATGGTGCATGGCAAAAAACAATGTCAAATAATAGCAATGTTTATGGTGGTATAATTCCTAAAGATATGATAAAAGGTGATATTATTGAGAATAATTGATTATTCAAATTATAAAAATCTTGAGGATTTCATAAATAATGGTATAAATAAAAAATTATTCAATGATCTGAAAAATCATGAAATAGAAAATATTAAGAAAAATATGAATGATATTTATGGAGATAATGTAAATGATAAACGACATATATATTCTGATATATATATGATATTGCAACAAATTAAGCATGCAAAAAAATATGATAAAATTAAAGAAATATCCGAAGTTGCTTCACAATCATTTGAATTTTTAAAGAGAGAAGATTACAATTATAATGAAAATAGTGCAATAATTATGAAACTTATTAAATTGTTAGATCATATAAATCTAGAAATAGCACGTTCACAGGTTTTGAGTTTGGAGTTTATAGAACCTTTACAAGAATTATCAGATAAATACAAAGAATTAGAAAAAGAAAAAAATAAAATAATGGAAGATATTCAAAACAAAGAAATTGATTTTTTATCAAAAATGGGAATATTTATGTCAATTTTTATGTTAATAGTTAATAATGTAAGTGTATATAGAAATACAGCAACATTAACTAATGATTATTCAAAAATTATTTCATTAACATTAATAACTAATGCTATTATACTTAGTGTTGTACACTTATTATTAGCAACAATAAATAAAAAGTATTATAATATAAAAATAGTCCTGACAATAATATTTATTATGATAGTAGGAATTGTAATTATAGGTTAATGACATAAAATATATTATGTAAAAAATTAACTAATGTAAGATTAATATATAATAAGCACCTTTTGGTGCTTTTTTTATTAAAGGAGTCATAAAGTGAGAATAAAGCTAGACATGATAGATAATAACAAATTATCTGATATAAATATAGAAAAAATAAAAAGTGGAGTTCAAGCCAAAATAAAATCAATTGTGGAGTTAAGATTCAGTAATGAAATGGATCCTGAAGGCAACAAATGGAAAAAACCGAAACATAGAAAAGGAAAAGCTTTAGCAGATACTGGATATTTGAAAAAGAGTATACATGATGTAAACCTTAATGAGGGAACTGTAGGAGTTGGAACTAACGCAGAATACGCTGCTATTCACAATTATGGTGGAGTAATAAAACCTACAAAAAAGAAATATTTAAAATTTCCAATAAATGGTAAATTTGTATCAATTAAACAAGTAAATATACCGAAAAGACAGTTTTTTGGTTTCAATGAAAGTAATATAAAAAGTATTAAAATGTTAGTCAATAAATTAATAAAAGAACAGATACTAAAAGATTAATGTTTGTTTAATAGTTATGTGAATTTAAAATTAAATGTTAATTAGGTATAAACATATAAAGCGAGATGAAAATCTCGCTTTTTTTATTTATATAAATATTTATGAAAGGAGAAATTTTGATGAAAATTAAAGTTTTTGAAAGTGGAAAATATCCGCAAGGAGAGTTCAACAAAGACACAGTTAAGTCAATATTTAGCTCAGTTACAGAACCAATCAAAGCTATATTTTCTCATACTTCTAAATGGACTGATAAAGCACCTGTAGAAGTTGGCGAATTTAAGAATTTTGAAGTCAAAGAAACTGAAAATGGAGCAACTGCATATGCAGAAGTTGATTTTAATGAAACAGGAGCAAAATATCATTCTGACGGTATTTTGAAAGGAGTATCTGTTGAAATAGACAAGCTTTCTAATAAGTTGTTGAAAGTGGCAGTTTTGCCGGTTGGAATTAATCCGCAAATATCTGGTGCTGAATTTCAAGAAGAAGACATGCTTGTAACTTCGTTTGAAGAAATATCTGAAGAACCAAAACAACTAACGAAGGAAGAAGTTTTAGCTAGTCTTACTATTGAAGACATCATTGCTAAATTTGGCACAGATTATGATATTACAAAAAATGAAGAACCAAAACCAGCAAAAACAGAAGAAGAAATTAGAGAAGAAGTAAAAGCTGAATTTGAGGCAAAAATAAGAGCTGAAAAAAATAAAAATAACTTCTTAGAAAGACATAAAAACAAGATAACTCCAAATATTAGGGAGTTTATGACAGATGATGTTTTGAGCTTAATATGTTCTGATAATTCAGTAGTTGAATTTGGAGAAATTAAGGTAAATTTACTCGAAATCATAGATAAGTTAATGTACTCTTTACCTAATTTTATCAAAGACACTATATTTGATGGTACAACTTTACAATTTTCAGAAGAAGATGACGAAATTACAAAAATTACAAAAAAAGTAAAAGCAGAGTATTTAGCAAGAAAATAATAAAAAGGAGAATAAAAAGATGATTGTAAGAAAAGAAACATATCCAAACGATGATTTAGTCGTAAAAAGACATTTGTACGATGAACTAGTTTTGCTTAAAGATAACGAAAAAATAGACCATGGAGCAATATTGGTACAAGGTAATGATGGTAAGTATGAAACATATAAGCATGCAACACACAAATCTAAAATTCACACACTTAATATTAGAGTGTACACAGGAGATACAACAGAACAAGGGACAAACAGAAAAGGAACGGCTTTAGTACAGGGTCTTGTAGATAAAAAACATGTAAAAGGACTTGAAGAACTTGAAACAAATAATTTATCAGTAATAAATGAATTAGAAAAACATAATATATTTTTAGTGGAGGTTAAATAATGAATAAAAAAATGGCAGAATTATATGCTTTATTTTCAGTTATAAAATTAGATACAACACCTATAACTTATTTCCAAGATAAGTTTAAAAATTCGTATTCAACAAACAAAGAAACGATAAGTTATGATGAATTAGATTATTCATTCAAGGAATTAAAACTTTTGCCTAGAAATGCACAATTTCCTGTTATAAAACAAGGAGGATTTGAAAGAAAATTTGTAACTCCTGATTTAGTTAAAGGAACTGTAGTTTTAACACCTGATGAACTTTCGAAAATGCAAGCAGGTCAAGCAGAAATATATGTAAATGGTGAAAAAGTTGATAATTCAAAAATAATAACAGAAAGAAAGTTATCAGTATTAAAAAAATCATATATAAGAACAAAAGAATTAATAGCTAGTGAAGTATATTTAACTGGAAAAGTAACACCGGAACAAAGCGATACTCCAATAACATTGTTTGAATTGAAAGAAGAGACTAAACAATTTAATAAAGCTACTGATAGTTGGCAAGTTTTGTTGCTTGATTTAATCAGCAAATATGTAAAAGAAAATAAAATAGCTCCAAATCTTATTGAAATAGGTATTGATATATTCAACGCGATATTAAATGATGAGAAAATGGCTAAAATAGTTGAAGCATATAAAACTGTTTCAGTAAATGCTAGTGATAATGTTTATCCGACGTTAAACTTTTTAAATTATAAGATTGTAGTTTTACCAAATGCAGAAAAATTAAAAGGTGAACCAATCGATACATCTAAGAAAATTATATTATCAAATAATAATGAATTAACAAGTGCATATGTTGGACTTGCTGTAGCAACTGATGACGATAATATTAAGATAATAGAAAGTGAAATGGTAATATCAGAACATTTAAATAAACAACTTGCAACTAAAGAATGGAATTTACAATCTGGATATCTTCCTTTGGTTCCATTACCTAGCAGAATAAAAGTATATAATGTTACAATTAAATAATTTTTAGAAAGGATTAATATATGGAGTTACCAGAAGCACTTAAACTAAGATTGAAAGATTTAGGGTATACCGAAGTTATGATAAGAGAGAATATTGAAAAATATAGTAAACAAGCAGAGCAATATATAGCGTTGAGGCTTGGTAATTCCTATATTTTATCAGATATTCAAAAAGAAATATTAATTGATAATTATATTCAATATCAACTGTTTGCTGTTGTTGAGTTAGATAGTCTTGTTGAAGATAAAAGGATATTTCTTGAACATATTTTTGATGAAATTAAACAAAATATTGATAAAACAAGACAAAATAAAATAGAAGATAACAAACGCTCACGAGGGATTATGGTATTTTGACATGATAACAAATTTAATAAAAGAAGTTTTAGAAGATTTAACGATTGAAAAAAAAGCACAAGTTAAACATGGTTTTTTAGAAGATTACGATATTCAAAATAGAGCTGTACTGCCTTTTGGCGGACAGTTCATTATTGAATTAAGAAGAACTTTAACAAATACAATATCTGTTAATTTTAATAAAGATTTCAAAAGAGTAATCAGAGTTACTTATTACTTTAATCAAAAAATAAAGGAAAATTCAAATGAAATAATTGAATGGCATGATCATATATTAAAAAGATTAGTTGATGATGAACGTATAAAAGTTGAAGTTAAAAATATTGAATACGAATATGAAGTAGAACTTATAAAAAACTCACAAAATGATTTAACAGGTGTTATTAGGATCATAACTGATATAACTTTAATTGAAAGGAGAAAAAATGGAAGTTTTAATAGCTAAACAAAGTCAAAAAGACAAGGAAGCTGAAAATGGATATAAAAAATTGGAATTTACGTCTTTTGGACTTAAGCCAAATGTAGAAACGACAACATCTCAAACAATAAATACTACAGGATTTCAAAAAGATAGCTGGGTTTCTAAGATAGATGTTAATGGAGATTTAACATTAGAAAGTTCATATGGACAGCTTGAATTTTTTATAGAAAATGGTGGTTTTAAGAAAAAAGAAGAACCTTTATCACCATCACAAAATAAATCAGAATATATAGCAGATAATCAATTTGACAAATATTTAACATGTATTTTAGAAGATAACGAAAATGCTTCATGTGATATATTTAAGGGACTTCTAATAAATACTTTAAAATTAGAAACATCATTAGCAAGTTATGTAAATTTAAATGTAGGCTTTGTTGGACAAGATAGTGAAGTTAAAAATTCTGCTAGTGGCAAATCTAATGCAATAACTACATTTGAAGGAGACCCTTTAATTTGCTTAGGTGCAGAAATAACAGAAAATGAAAATGAAAAGAATACAAGCAAAATTGAAAGCTTAAGCATTGATATTAACAATTCTTTACAGGGTAAAGGTGCTTTAAATTCAGTTTACAATAAAACAATAAAAAGGACAGGTTTAAGAAATGTTAATATTAATTTCACTTATAATGAATTTGATAAAGAGGGGTATACTAATGCTTTCAAATCATTAAAGGAAAATTCTACATATAAAGTTAAAGTTGAATTTAAAGAAGTAAAAAAATCTAATGAAAAAGGACATAAAATAACACTTGAGTTCCCTAAATGCAAAGTTTCAAACATAGAAAGAACTAATATAACGGCAGATATGGGAATGAGTAAATCTATTCAAGCATTATATGATGAAAAGATTAAATCCCCAGTAATAATAACATTTGAAAAACCAAGTAAGTAGATGTGAGGATAAAATGGAATATAGGGAAAAAATAGTTAAAGAAGCTAAGAAAAAAACGGATTTAAAAGAAAATTTTATTGAACAAGTAAAAGAAACATCTACAATTAACATTGAACCTATCCCTGAAGGAAAAGTGAGTGAAATACTCACTTTTTCTAATGGAAATGATAGCATTACCATTGAAACAGTAGCAAGCTTCAGAAATTTCTTTAATTACTTAAATACTCCAACAACAAAATTAAGAGTGCTTGATAATGAAATATACGAATATATTACAATTAATTATAGATTAGAAGACAGTCCAGCTTTTGAATTAATAAAAAGTCAAACAATTAAAATAATTATTGACAATAAACAAGTTTCAGATGTAACTCTTGACAGTCTAGTTGAGTTTTTTAGTAGAAATCCACAATCATTTAAACAAATAATAGAAAAGATAAATACTAACTCACAAGGACGTGGTAAGGGTTTACTGGAAGTAAAACAAAGTATACACACTCTATAGACCGTCTTAAATACTATTATAAAAAAGCAATAAGGGATAGTTTGAAAGGTCTTAGAACACAAGATATTAATATGCAAATATTAATGAATGATGTAACAAGATATTTTAGTTACTTTGAGCCTGTTCCTTTAGGTATGGGAGGTTTGACATATAAAATAAATCTTCCTTTTAGTAAAGGAAGAGATGAACACCCTTATTGGTTAGTAGAAAAAATAGATTTTATTTTTTACATTTATTGTCAAGTAAAATCTGAAAAATAATAGTAGAAAGGAGGTTATTAATATGGCAGTAGATAACGAAAAAATTCAAATGGTTATGAATTTAGTTGATGAGGTGACACCAACTTTAAACGAAATAAAAAAACAACTACATGACACACAAAATAGCATGCCAAATGCAACGCAAAGTTCTAATAGTTTTGATAAATTAAAAAATAGTATTTTTAATCTTAATAGTGTAGTTAAAGGATTTTTGGCATACAAATTAGTTGGATATTTAGCTACATTTTCTAAACAAATACTACAAGCAAGTTCAGATATGACAGAACTACAGAATGTAACAGATCAGGTTTTTGGGAATATGGCTCAAAGTGTTCAAGATTTTGCAAAAACAACTGGAAATGCAATGGGTCGTTCTGTATACCAAATGAAACAATATGCTTCAGAAATGGGGGCTGTATTAAAGGGCTTTGGAGGTATAGATGATATTAAGATAAAAGAAATGGCTCAAAATTTAGCGACTTTATCTGTAGACATAGGTTCATTTAAAAATGTTAATGATACTGAAGCTTTTAATGCTCTTCGTGGTGGAATAGTAGGTGAAACGGAAAGCTTAAAGAGACTTGGTATCGTAATAAACGATACAACTATGAAAGAATACGCATTGAAAAAAGGGATTAAAGAAAAATGGGAAACATTAAATGCTGCAACTAAAGCACAATTAAGATATGAAGCAATAATGGAAAAAACTGTATTCATGCAAGGGGATGCTGAAAGAACAATAAATTCATTAGCTAATCAAGTAAAAGTATTTAGTGCTAACATGAGTAATTTATCTGTTACTTTAGGTGATAAAGTAACACCAGCTACTGCTGGAGTTCTTAAAGGTATTAATGAAATGCTCTCTGGTCTAAATCGTTGGTTAGAGTCTAAAAGTATGCAAAATATAACAGCTAGTGCAATTAGTCAAAAAATACAACTTGATACTTTGGTAGAGAAATATAAAAGATTAAAAACAGAGCTTAACTCATCAAAGAAAACAACTCAAGAATACAAAGCTAAACAATCAGAATTGGAAGTAACTCAACAAGCACTAATTGATATGAACCCTGAATTTTTAAAAGCATTTAAAGAGCAAAAATTAAATATACAGGCTCTTAATGAAGTATACCAAGATACGATTGCTAGCATTTATGAAATGGCTAAAGCACAAGCAAAAACTCAATATTTAGATCAACCTACACAAAAATATTCAAAAACAGTAAAAGATTATGCTGCAAAATCTGTAGATAGTGAAATTAAATTCAGACAAGAAATAGCAAAAGCTACTGGGAAAACACCAGAACAAATAAAAAATATAACAACAGAAGAATTAATAAAAAAATATAGTAAAGATTTAAACAATGCTCTTGAAATTGGAGTATCTACTCATCAAAGTACTAAATTTTCAAGAGCAGTAGGAGCATATGCTGCATATAACAATGCTAAAGGTAATTTAGATAAAGCATTCATTGATTTGGAAAAAACAACTAAGGAATGGGCTGAAAAAATTGAACCAACATTAGATAAACAGCTGGGTCTTATTGGTAAAGGAAAAAAAATCAACAATAAAAATACAACTGAAACACAATCTACAGTTAGTGATACATCTAAATCATCAAAAGAAAAAAATAAATGGCAACAACTATATGATGATTTAAATAAAATAAATTCAGATTTAACTTTACCAGCGGGTGAAAATTTATTAAATGCAATAAGAAATAAAAGTTTAAGTGTTTTGGAAAATCAGAAAGCATTACTTGATAAATTAAAAAATGGTGGAGTTTTAACAGTTAGCGAATATATAAATAAGAAAATAGAAGTAATAAATAATCAAATAAAGAACTTAAGTGAGTTATCAGGTGCTGGTGATAATAATAGTAGTATAAAAATAAAACAGCTTAAAGAAGAAATAGAAATACTTAAAAAACAAAATAAATTTGAAGATTATTTACAAAAATTAAAAAATGAGTTTGATGACATAACAAGCCAATTTAATGATAAACAAAATAAAAGCCTGTCATTACAAATAAATAAAAATTATAATGAAGAACTTAAAAATCTTCAAAATAATAAAAATAAATATAGACACGATGAAGTTACTTATCATCAAGAAGAAATAAAAATAATACAAAAGTATGTTAGTAAATATAAAGAAATTGGAAATATTGAAAAATTAAAACAATTAAAACTTGAAGAATTTGAAAGTCATTTAAAAGAAACTATAAAGACTAATGATAATAATATAAAACATTCAAAAGCATTATATTCCGTTGAACAAGCATTTAAAGGATATACTGGGTTAGCAACACGTGAAATAGAACAAAATCATTTGAAACAATTAGCTGAAGAAAGCTTTAATACATTTTATAAAGAGTATGAAAAAACATTAGAATTATTAAGTGATGAAAGCAAAACATTTATAAAAGGAAAAAGCTATGAAGAAGTACTGCGTTATTTAAAAGAAAATAGTTTAATTTCAGTAGATACATTAAATAGTTTACATTATTTACATGATGTAGCAGTTAAAAATAATAAAAATATACTAAACCAGGAAAAGATTAAAACGCAAGCTAAAGATATAAATGGATATTTTAATACTATAAGTAAATCTATGGTTGATTTATCTAAGTTATTGGGCGATGAGGGGAATCAAATAGTAAATGAAATAACACAATTAGGAAATAATGTTTTTGGTCTTGGAATATCATCAGCTAGAGTTGCAACAGGAGATCTTACAGCTATACCAGAATTAATTACAAATGCAACTAGCATTTTATCTCAACTTGGTAGTAAATTAATATCAATATTCTCAAATAAAGAATATGAAGAAGTAAAAAAAGATTATGCTAATAGGAAAGATGAGATAAATAAAAATATTGAAGCATTAAGACAATTAAATGAAACTATGCAAGATATGAATAACACTCTTATTAAAAATGCAAGTAGCAATACTAGTAATAAAAACATTGATTTTAATAAAAATATATTTGGTTTATTAAATGAGGCATATGCAAAATCATTTGACCCTAAATTATTAATAAATGGAGTTGCTAAGCGTGTATTTAATGATAAGCATAAGCTTGATAATATTTTAGTTAGTATATTTTCACTTGGTCTATTTCCTTTAATAGGATTAAAAAAAGAGAAGGTTTCATATAATAAAAATTTTAGTGATTTATTTAATACTAAAGGTAAAAACAGTAAAGAATTACAGGAATTATACGACAATCAAATTTCTAAGTTAACAGATAAAGATTTTTCTAAATTTTTGGATAAAAAAACAACTTTTGATAATTTCAAATGGATATTAGATGGTACACAAAGTAATTTAGAAGATATAAAAAAACAATATCTTAAACATATTGAAAATGTAAAAAATTATGAAAAGAAATATAAAGAATTTACAGATAATGCCCTTCTGCAATCTCTTGAAGGCATTGACATAATCTCTAAAGAAGATAAAAGAAAACAAATATTAGAGCAAATGAAAAAATTGTATAGTACTGAAGAGTTTAATAAGTTATTACCTGAATTAACTAAACAAATTGATGAATTAGTACAAAAAGATGAACAAATAGTGACAGCATTTGATGATGTTAGAAGTAATATTGTATCTAAATTATCAGGTGGTAGTGATGTTTTAAGTAGCTTGGCATTGGGATTACAGACATATTTTAATAAAATAAGAACAAATATAGGTAAAATCTTATATGACCTAGAGTTAAGACAAAATGGAGATTTTGAAGAACAGTTTATAAATAAATTTAAAAAAATATCTGAAGAATTAGTTAAACTTAGACAACAAACAGGTAAAACAATCAAAGATTTAGATCCTAAAGTTTTAAATTTTGATGATTTATTCAAACAGTTGGCAGGAATTAAAAATACATCAAATGATATGAAAAACATAATACAAGAGCTTAGAGAACAAGCTAAAGCTCAAGGTTTAAGTCAAGAAATAATAGATCAAATGTTACCGCTAGAAAAAATTACAGAAAGAGTTGGAATCATTTCAAATGCGTTACATGAGGCAATGAAATTAGCTTTAGACACTTCAAGTTATGATCAGTTTTCTATGAGCATTGGACAAAGCGTACATAAACACTTTAAAGAAGCATTAATAAAATCCTTTGTAGAAAGTAGCAAGTTTAAAGAATTATACAGTAAATATACTGATACTAGTAAGTATCAAGAAGAAGTAAAAAAAGCTCAAACTGTAAAAGAAGCATATGACATAATAAATAAAAATTTAAAAACATTTGAAAATAAATTGAAAGCAGAGGGTCTAGGTTTTAAAGAAACGAATGCAAGTAATGGAGAATATCTTGGCGGGCTAGTTAATAGGTCTGGACTTGATAACGTAACAAAATCTTTAATAGAAAAGGGTACAAAAATTGAAATTCAACAAAATATTAATAATTATGGTTACTTATCAATACAGGATTTAGTAAATGGAATGGTTGACTTGATCTCTAATAAATTAGCAGAGAAAAAGAAAAAGGAGGTATAAATGAAAAAAATAAGTGATAAATACAAAGAATCATCTAAAATCGAAAGAAACAATATACAGCATAAATACAAATTCATAAATGTTACTTCAGGAATTGATCTGACAGATCTTGTACAAAATGAAACATTATCAATATCTACTTTTCTTAGAACTGCACAGGGGAATATAACTCCAAACAGTTTAAGTCTTACATTATCCAAGATATATAAAAATGAAGTTCATAATGACAAGATTTTAATAAAAGATTTTAAACATAAATATATAGATTTTTTAGGACAAAAATGGCGTAATTTAAAAGTAGATGAAACTATAAGAAGTTCTATAAGTCTTGGTGACAATATAAAAATATTAGATATATTTAATGACGAAGAACTTTGTATATTTAACGGAATTGTAAAAGACATTATTGAAATGACTAATCAAGTAACAGAAGAATTACAAATAAAAATTGAGGACAACACTATAAAAGGATATGATAAAATTGTATCCGAAAATATATATTATGAAAATTATTATATTTATAATTCTCAAGACAAAGAGCACTCAATATTATACAAACTTGCAACAAAATATTTAGAATTTGACGAATCAGAACTTGAAATACAGGATATCAAGATAGGTGATGAGCATATCAAGATACCTGTTTTTTTAATAAAAAAAGGTACAAGAGTAATTGAAAAAATAGCAGACATAGTAAGAAGTATCTATGGTAATATTTATGTTAGAAGTGAAAATATCCTGGTTATAAATTCATACTTTGATAAATCTTACATTGAACAATCAGATATAACTTTAGGAGATAAACCAGATAATTATCCAATACTAGATTTTATTGAAAAGACTGTTGTAAATTCAAATAATAACAAAGTTGAAGTTAAGTATAATGAAACTGCTATTTCTGAAGAAAAGACAGTACTTAGAATTGCAGGACAATACGCTACTAAAGATGATACTAAATTGATTATAAGAAAAAATACTAACAGTAATGAGTATTGGAAACTTGATTTCACAGGCATTGTAGATCTTAATAAAACACCTGTAGTAAAAGTATATAAGTATAATGGAGAAATTAAAGAATATATAAAATACAATGAATATGAATTAGAAATAACAAATAATCAAGGAAAAGTTAAATTTAACAATAGTAATAATTTTGACATTTTTATTGAAGAATTTTCTTTTTCCGGAAAACAATTATTTGAATATAAAGATAATAGTATAACATATACAGAACGCAAGATAGATAATATTGCAGAAAATTTAAAAAGTGTATCGTTTGAATATGTTGTAAATCAAAAACAAGCAACAGAGCTTGCAAAACATACATATTATAACGAATGCAGACCATACAAAAAGTTAAAACTAAAAACAAATAATTTGCCATTTTTAGAGCTTGAAGATGTTATTAATATAGATTTTAAAAATGTTCAAGGAAAGTATTCAATTATAGCAATAACACAAACAAATACTTCTACAGAACTTGTCTTAAAAGAATACAAAGAATATGAAGCTAGTCCATATAATTTTATTAATATAAAGTCTAATAAATTAGCAGATAACAAGGATTTAATCAAAAAAATTGAAAAGGAAGTACAAGATAAATTTACAGGTCCTGATTTCAATAAATTAGTTGGAAAAGTAACAGAAAAATTTAAAGATGAAATAATTGAAACTGTATCAAAAAAGACACAATCAGAATTTGAAAAAATATTTAAAGAAGAAGTAAAAAAATCTGTTGAAAAAATAGTTGACAGTAAACTAAATAAAAATTGGAAATTGACAGATTGTATTAAATGTGAAGATATACTGTCAGAGTTTATTGCCGAAAATACACGAAATACGATAATATCAAAATATGGAATGGAACCATTTAATTCATTTAATCCAACGGTGAATAAAATAATTTCTCTTTACAAAGTTAAAATAACAGGTTCTGAATTTATAAAGCTTGTTGTAAATTCATATCAAAGAATTCAAGATGAGATTTTTGGCAATATGGAAGCTTTTGATAATATTAAAGCTAGCAATATAATACGTATAAGAAAAACAGAAACTTATTCTATTGAAGAGCTAAAAAATAGTAATATTGATTATTCATTTATAGATGTAGATTCAATTATTAATCGTCTTATGAATGAGAATAAACAAATTGATATAGATTTATTGATGTCAATATTAAGAACACACAAAAACAAATTGCCCTTAAATATATATTTGCCTAGGCAGTTAGATCTTGCTAATATTATTCTTAGATTCTATCAACAATATAGAGAAGTTGAGAAGTCTGATATTGGAAAAATAATTCAAGGTATAGCTAAGGTCTTCTCATCATTGTTTGAGTTTACTACTTTATTGATGAATACAGGATGTATACCTTTCTTTTATAATGATCATTTATATTTTGTGACTGTAGGAGATACAATTGAAAACGTGTATGTCGATAAACCTTTAACAGAATTTTAAAAAAGAGGAGATGATTTTATGGCTTTTGGAGAAATGAGTAATAGAGAAAATTTGCAAAATATAACAAATACAAAAATTGAAGTTGATGGAGTAAGTTATAACTTTGGAGATTTAATACTTAATGAAAATATTTATGACTTCCCTCAATATTCTCACAAAATAAGAACACTAGCTGTGAAACTAGCAGAGGTAACAGATAAATATTTAGATGAATTAGATGAAGAATTAACAAAAAAAGAGACAGAACATAAAAAAATTATAAAAGAAGAAATAGAAACAGTTTTTTCAAAATTTAATGATGAAAAAAATGAAAAAATAAAAGATATAGAACATGCCACTAAATCTTTAAATGATGAAATACAAACTTTAAAAACATTAAAAAATCAATTGGAGAAATTAAAATCAAATATTGAAGATCTAAATATTCAAGATGAAATAAAAAAAGAAGTTGATGAAAAAATAAAAAACATAAAACATAGTAAGAAAAATAAACAATGGCATAAATTCGAAAACAATGTTGTTGAAAATTGGGATGAAGTTATGGTGTGTTTTGATAGCTATATTTGGAAATTTGATTACTATACACTAAAGGCAATAAATAAACTTGACACTCCAATAAGAGTGTATGAAGATGATGACGGAAAAGGTTATGCTATTCATGGAACATTTAGAGCTTTAGAAAATGGATTTAGATATGATAGAAGTCAAAATAAAGGTGTAAATGTTGAAATATATTACACTATAAGAGAAGAATTAGATTAAGGCAGTTTGATTAAAAAAATTGCCTTTTTTTATTTTTTGTTTTTTAAGGAGGTGAAAACATGGATAAAAAATTTAATGAAATATTTGATTTTATTCTTCTTGTTGAAGGTGGATATTCCAATCATCCGCTAGATAAGGGAGGTAAAACAAAATATGGGATAATTGAAAGAGAGGCAAGAAAACACGGTTATTCAGGAGATATGCGTGATTTATCCAAAGAAATTGCTAAGAGTATTTATTACAAAGACTATTACTTAATCAATAAATTGGATAAAGTAGACAGCAGTAAAATAGCATTATCAATTTGTGATATAGCTGTTAATTGCGGAAATAAGACAGCTTGCAAGAAAGTGCAGCAAGTGCTAAATGATATTAGCGATTGTCAATTAACTGTTGATGGTATCATTGGACAAAAAACGTTAAAAGCATTAAACAAAATTGATGAAAGTAAGTTTTTAAGTGCTTATCACAAAGCACAAGCTGATTATTATAGGGCAATAGTTTCAAGAAAACCGAACCAGTCAGTATTCTTGAAAGGTTGGCTAAATAGAATTGCTAGAAAAGAAAAATTTTTAGAAAAAAAGTACTAAAAATAGTCAAATATTAAAAAAACACCCTCTATTTTGAATGAAAATTAAAAATAGGTAATATGATAAGGCAAATGTTGAAAATGTAAGTCTATTCTTAAAATTTTCAGGGGTAAATTATAAAATAATCAAATAAAAATTAAAATATATAAAGGAGAAAAAACAATGCAAAAATTTATGGAATTTTTATCATCACCACTATTTTTAAACATATTAATAGGAGTTACTACAGCAACGTACACAATACTTAAGATTGTATCAGGATTTATCAAGAAAGAGGCTACAAAGAAAGCGTTAGAGTATTCTGCTGAGATTGTAGACCAGGTAAATACTATTTTTAAAGATAGTTCAAATTCGACAAAATTAGAGAGAGCAATCGACTTATTAAGAGACAAAGTACTTGAAAAAACTCCAAAAAGTCTTCAATGGTTAGTAAATGCTTTATTATCTACACCAATATTAAAATGGGCTATCGAACACACAATCACTGCTAAGAAGATAGCACAAAAAGCGGAAGAAACAGTAATACAAAAAGTGGCAGATAAAGTAGCTGAAAAAGTTTCTGGTGAAGAAGCAGAAAAAAAGTAAATAAATCAACTTATGATGTAGATAAGACTGACTGGACTGCTATATCTAAGGCGTTTGATAGTGTTAATAGTAGAAGAGACTTCACAAAAAACATGGTTTACGCAGATGTCAAGGGTGTAGTCAAACCCTTTGAGATACAAAAATCAGAGGTAATATTCCAAGCAGGCTTCCAATATTACTTTTAAAATTGAGTACAAAAGGCGGTGAACAAAATAGAAACAATAGCAAAGTTATACTTGGAATTAGGAACATTAGGAATAATAGTGATTGTGTTCATCTATCAACATATACAAACTAATGATAAAATAATTAAGATACTTAATGAAATTCATAATGCTGTAGTTAATCGTGTTATGAGAGAAGAAGATTTTAAGCAAATGTTGATATTCAAATATAAGAACATATCAAGAAAACTAACAAGAAATGTTGGAGTATACATATTAAGAAATAATATAAAAAATACCTTTGATACAATCAAAGAAGAGATACACCAACAAGTAAATACTGAATTAAATGACTTCCGTTATCAAATGGAAACGAAAGCGGAACATTCTACATTTTTAAAGAGTTTCAACTATTTGACTACAGAATTATTGACAACTACAAATAAAATCATTGAAATTATCAAAGAATTGAAAAAAGACCATGATTATATGGCTGAAAAAAATGCAATGAGGTTAGTTTTGTTGGAGGTTGATAACTTGGAAACTCGACTTATTTCATTTGTTCAGGAACTATAAAAAATGGCTAGGGTTAAATATCCTAGCCTTTATTTTTTAATGCTTCAAGTCCAGCTATAAAAATTTCACGATATGTAATGTTCAGCTTCTCTTTAATAAATTTAGCTTCATTTATATTTTTTTGTGATAATCTGATAGTTAAGCATTTATTTATCCTATCATCTTCCTTTATAAAACAAATTTCCCAATGCCTTTTTTGACCTTTTTTTATGCCCATATTTTTTACTCCAGTTCATCCTTTATTTTTTCTTCAAATTCAATCCAGGACTTAGAAAAATTATGATTTTGAAAAGCTTCTTTTAATCCAGTAATTTGCTTTAATCTAATAACTTCATCTAGATCCATACCTAACTTTTTACATATTTCTTCATCAGACCAACCTTCTTTCGTCAAATCAAGAACTATATCAGACAT